GCGTCCAGAAGGAGATAATGCCATAAGTTACTTCCTCATTTCCATAATCTTACTAGCGCCTCTAATACCAAAGCTAGAACTGATAGCTATGAATAATAAATATTGATACCACTCTGGCAACTTCTCTAATGCTACAAACCCTTCAGCAACTCTAGCAATGATTGTTACATCGTTAGCAGCAATAGCGTAGCCAACCATAAACACTGGTATAGCTAACACAATAGTCCAGAACTCATCTTTCCACGAGTCTTTAGACGCTTCAGCCATCTTGGTTTCCCAATCAGCATCGTTCTGTATAATTGACATTGTAGCTTCGTGTTTTGCTTTAGCTTGATCAGCTTTGTTAGACAAGTAACCTTTAGCTAACTCAGCAACAGGGCCAAGCAGAGCGGTGAAGATAGACATTATTTTTTACCTACAAGATTCTGAATGGTGTCTGATTCATATATCCTTATGCCTAGCCAGATAATAGTGAACAAAGAAGCCATAGGCGGTAGCCAAGCTGCTAAGGTCATAACGGCTGTAGACGCTGCTGCAATGTCTACTACTTCTTTACCTGATTCTATGGCCATATTACATCTTCCCTAAAATAAGTGTTGTTAGTTGATACAGCACACCTGACATTATAACTACCGCTGCCAAGCCTGCTACGTTCCAAATGAATGCTTTACGCTTACGTTCTTGTGCGTATAAAGTCTTCTCTCGCTGCTCTCGTATCTTCCTACGCATACCTAATAACTCTTTGTAAGCGTCAGGGCCGTAGGTGTACATCAGCAGCTCTCGTAGTTCTGTTTCTTGTTGCTTTATTCGCTTATCGTGCGCGTACATCTCTAGCGCTTCTTGCTCAACTGACTTAGACGCTACCAGCCTGCGAAAGATAGGTGGATTCTCTGCTTGTCTCTTAGCTTCGTTGAAGTCACTAACAGCGCCGTACCACTTACCAACTTGGCCTAGAGTATCTTCAATCTCTCTGCCCATCGAGACCATCTTCTGTACAGTCTTAAAAGCACTTGTAGCCATTGCCACAGCAGTTATAGGATCAATCATAAATAACTACCTCCGCTGGGTCTACATACATTGGCTTGCAATAAGCGTGTACAGGTGTGTCGTATCGTCTTATAGTTCCCTGTATTGTTAATTCTTCAGCGAACCATCTACATCTTGTTATGTCGTGCCAGTAGCTTGTGGCCTCTGCGTCAACAGTACCGTCAATCATCACTATCAACGCAAAGACCAGCTTCATGCTACCAAGGTGTACCAGCTACTGTTGACGGTGCAGCCATCTCAGCAAGCTGTGCATCAAGACCAGCTTCCAGAGCTTCTACGTCCATAGACTCTTGTACCCAGCCAATGACAGCTTCTTCGGTGAGAGCGTCAAAGGCTACAAAGCCTGCTTTCTCTACGTCAGGTGTAAAGCCACAAGTGCCATAAGAGCTTGCTGTGTGGTCGCCTTCGGTCTTGCTGCAACGCCAATGGGCTACAGTTACGCCGTTGTCTGCTGAGTTACGTTCTAGTTGTGCTATTGTAAAGATCATTGTTTAAGCCTCTAATTGTGCAACACGGTTGCGAAGTGATTGAATTTCTTTGATTAACATTGGAACTAATTTTGAGTAGTCCACACCCATCATTTCTTCTGAGTCAGCATCGCCACTAACTGCTTCAGGTGCAACAGCCTGTAGCTCTTGAGCAATCATGCCGTAATCTTGGTGAGAGCCGTCAGCTTTCCAATCGTACTGACGAACCTTAATAGCGTCTATCTTGCTTCCTGCGTCATTAGCGTCTGTGATGTTTTCCTTGAGGCGTTGGTCTGATGAGGTGTTGTAAGCTGTTGAGGAAGCACCTACCACAATTGAACCACGCTGCGTATTACCGCCATCAGTCGTAAACAGAAACGCTGTGTAATCCGCTGTGCCAGAAGTATTTAATGTAATTCCGTTTACACCGCCATTCGCGCATTGCATGAGTAAATTTCTATCTGAACCTGTAGCAACAGACGCTATTTTGTGGCCTGTGCTGCTAGTAGTACCCACAAGCAAGTTACCGCTGGAGTCTATGCGCATACGTTCTGCTGTACCACTCTTAAATAACAGCGGATGTCCAGTATTAACAGAACCAAAGGTACAATCACCTGTTGACGAGTTATACTTTAGAGTCAACCCTTCTGTATCACTATCAGGACGCCCTACAATGATAGAGCCTTCCGTGGCATTTGGTGTTGAAAACCTAGCAATTTCACCTGTTGTTGTTCTGGCTACGTGTTGTTTCCCTTTTGCTGTAGTAGTACCCACAAGCAAGTTGCCGCTGGAGTCTATGCGCATACGTTCTGTTGTTGCTGTGCCAAAACGCATTGAGCGGCCACTTTGGTCATATTGAACAAAGCCGTCAGCAGCGTCTCCACTGTCTGCAAAGAATAAATTACCTAAAGATGTAGCACCTGATAAAATAGTTAAACCAGTATTTCCTGAACCCTCTAAAATTAATTCATCTGCGTTACCTGAAGCTGTACCACCTGAAGATGCTGATTGAACATGGAGTTTACCACTAGGCGTACTAATACCAATACCCACGTTGCCTGAGTTTGATAAAACTAATCTTTGCGCTGTTGCCGCAGTATCGTAAATTGCAAGTGCGCTATTTGAATCAATACCAATTTGATAAGTTCCACTAGTTTGCGAACTTGCCGCAACAGTAATACCATAACCTGCCGAACCTGTATTGACATGAAGTCTGGTCGAAGGCGCATTAGTACCAATACCCACGTTACCGCCAGAAGTTTGCATGGCAAAATCGTTTACAGCAGTAAATGAAGAGTTAATGCCTTGCAACTGAGTGATGCTACCAGTTGTTTGCACAGTTATATAAGGAGAAGAGTTGTTTGAGCGAAACGCTGCTATATAGCCGCTGCCTTGGTCTTTTTCAACATGTAAGCCAACTAGGGGCGAACTAGTACCAATACCCACGTTCCCGCTGGAGTCTATGCGGAGGCGTTCTGCGTTGCTTGTGCCAAAGGTCATGGGTGTGGCTTGATCATCCCATATCTCAAAAGCGTCTGCTCTATTTTGGATATAACCTGTACGAGTTCCTGCGCTGTTTTCAAAACGCAAGTTTGCAGAATCGTCTTGAATCGTTGCTGTAGTACCATCAACAGTAAGACCATCCATCGTGGCTGTGCCAGTAACGTCTATGCCTGTGGAGTTAATTGCTAATTTGTTTGTATTGTTTACAGCAAAGTAATGGCTGGAGCCTGTTGGAACATTGTAGAACCAAGTTCCTGCCGTGCCGTCACCACCAATCCAACGGTCTGTACCTGCTCCAGTGTTGCCTGATGCGCCGTCTACAGCTAGGTAACCTGTTGCCTGCAAATTGCCAGTAACGTCTATGCCTGTGGCTGTGGTGGATAGTTTGGCTGCGTTGTCGTAGTAAAGGTTTACTGCCCCGTTACTGTTAAAGGTAGCCATTGTTTCGCCAGCGGAGTAAACGTAAACTCCTCCACCGTTTGTAGTATTTAAAATTAAAGCACCATCACCTGCGTCTTGAACGTAGCTATTACTACCATCATGATAAATCTGTAAATCATCACCAGCACCAAACGTAGCCTTGTCATTGTCGCCCAATGCTATGCCGCCGTTGGCTGTGATTTCGCCAGAAGCAGATAACGTAGTAAATGCGCCAGTAGAGGCAGACGATGCGCCAATAGTCGTGCCGTCAATAGTGCCCGAGTTGATGTCAATAGTGCTAGGATTAGTACCAAGCTCAACAACAGCACCTGCGTTGTTCTCTGTATATATACGCTTGTCTGCTACGTTGACCGCCAGTTCACCTTGAACCAATTGAGCTGCTGTAGGGACGGCAGAAGCGGTAGAGCTATTCTTTGTTACAATAGTTGTTGCCATAGTTAATTACCTTTAGTAAGTTCCGCCGTCAAGCGTACCAGTAGTCATGTTGTCTGCGTTTAAAGTAGAGGAAGAAGTTAGTTTAGTAGCTAGAGCGTTTGTCACTGTTGTGGAGAAGTTAGCATCATCTCCTAAAGCTGCTGCAAGTTCATTTAATGTATCTAATGTTATAGGCGCAGAGTCTACTAAGTTAGCAATAGCTAGGCTAACCGCTGCTGCTGTGTTGGCCTCACTTGTCGCTGCTGCACTAGCACTTGCTGCTGCGGATGTTGCACTACCTGCGGAGGCTGACGCTGACGTAGCTGACGCTGTAGCACTTGTAGAAGCTGCTGAAGCGCTGTTGGCTGCATTAGTTTCGCTAGTGGCTGCGTTAGACGCGCTTGTAGAAGCTGCTGAGGCGCTGTTAGCTGCGTTAGTTGCTTGTGTAGTTGCCGTAGCTGCGCTTGTGGATGCAGACGTAGCGCTGTTAGCTGCGTTGGTCTCGCTTGTAGCAGCATTGCTTGCGCTCGTGGCTGCATTGCCTGCGCTAGTGCTTGCTTCAGCAGCCTTAGTAGACGCTGTTGATGCAGAGGTAGCTGCATTGCTTGCAGAGGTAGCTGCGTTGCTTGCAGAAGTAGATGCTGCTGATGCGCTAGTAGCTGCGCTAGAGGCGCTAGAGGAAGCATTAGATGCTGACGTAGCTGCACTGCTTTCTGACGCAGCAGCGTTAGTTGCGCTAGTAGATGCTTCAGTAGCCTTGGTAGTGGCTGTAGAAGCGCTCGTAGACGCACTAGAAGCGCTTGTGGCTGCTTCTGACGCTTTAGTGGTAGCTGTGGTAGCGTATGTGCTTGCAGCGCTCTCAGAGGCTGCTGAGGCCGTCTCTGATGCACTGGCATTTGTAGCTGAAGTAGATGCTGAAGCAGCGCTATTGGCTGCGTTAGTTTCGCTAGTGGCTGCGTTAGTTGCTGACAGCTCTGCGGCAGTTTGAAACACACCTGCGCCTGTCTCGCTTACTGCTGCGGCTGCTGCACTAGCAGAGGCTTCAGCGGCTTTGGTAGCTGCTGTGGTTGCTTGTGTAGACGCTGTAGCTGCACTAGCAGCAGCCTCACTTGCTTTCGTAGAAGCTATAACAGCTTGGGCAGTGACTAGGCCTAGGGTAGCATCGTTGGTAGAATCACCAGCACCGCCCTCACCTCTAAATATAGCCATTGTAGCTCCTAAGAAAACAACCGAATATAATAAAAAGAATAAAGAAAGGGGACTCCGAAGAATCCCCGTTCAGTTGTATTAGCCTTGAACAGCTAGTACGATGCCTGCTTCTGGACGGAGTACCTGAGTACCGTACAGAGTGTCAGCAGTGTAAAGAGTGCCTAAGAACTCTTGCTTGTACTGAGTCTGTGAACGAACACCTTGTTGTTCAGCCAGAACCATAGCGTCTTTGTGCAACAGAATAGAAGCACGAACGCCTGTCTCAGTTGTTGGGCAGTTGCTAGAAACATATACATTAACGCCGTATAGGTTACCAATCTGACCGTTCTTAACACCCTTGCCGTCTACGAAGTCAGAAGACATGTAGCGGTCAATGCCCATAATAGCGTTACGCAGAGCAGGTGGAACAACATAGCTACGACCGTCCATTGGTACGTCTTCGTCATCAAGCTTCTGAATCAGGTTACGGAAAGCAGCGTCAGTGAAAGCGCCTACGTCAGCAGTGCCATCAATGTCGTATGCTTCCAGAGCTGAACCAGCACCAATTTGGAAAGAAGCGCTGTGTGCCCAAGAAGAGCCGTTACCGTTACCCAGAGACTTGCCCAGAGCAAACAGATCATCGTCAACTTGCTTGGCCAAACCGTAGCCAGCGTCACCAGTGTAGAACTGACGCAGTGAAGCAAGCGCCTGTACGTTAGTGATGTCTTCGATCAAACGTGAGAACTCGAAGTGCTTGTTGATGCTGATCAGTACTTCTGATTCAACATTGTTCTGGATAGTAACAGCGGTGTTAGCTAGTTTAGCGTTAGCAGTACCACGGACAGGCTTAGGAACGTGAATGGTATCACCTTTCTTGCCTGACATGCTCATCTTCTTAACAAGGTTCGCAAGAATCAAGTTACTCTGATAAGCTGCTACAACCTCGTCACTCCAGATTTGTGGAATGAAAGTTGCTGCGCTAGTGTTGTCTACTGCACCGCCCATAGCGGGATATACTGAAGTTGCCATAATATAAAGTCCTTAAAGATTTAGTTTCGGACTCTCCCTTCGGAATAGGCTTTGATGATTTCATCAGATAAAGCCAAGTATCGTTCTGGATCGTCCCTCATTAGTTTAATAATGTCGGCGCGTCTATAAACTTTCTTCCCTTGCGTCTCTCCACTGCCTTGAGCTGTGCCTGTTGATGCAGTTTTGATAGCAGCTTTGCGACCTGCCATTTCAGACGCTACAGTTTGATTAACCGCTTGTTGACGTTCTTTCCACGTTGTGAAGAGTTCATCTGCTGCATCATAATCGTACTGCTTGTCTGCCTGAGCAAAGAGCTGTTTTCTAATCTTAGAACCTTGAATCCAGTCAACAAACTTCTGGTCTTGTAGCACATTCTGCATGTCAGGGTGACGCTGCTGTAGTTGTGAAAGTGCTGTAGACTTTTTGTATTGCTGTGTTACTGCTTCAGCTTCCCTAATCTTAGGGTGATTATCAATAGCTCTCCTGACGGCCTTGTCAGGGTCTGAGAAGAAGTCTATGTCTTCGTCAGGTTCTGGTGCTTTTTGGTTGTCGAGTTGTGTCTTTATATACTGATCGACTACGCCGCGTAACTCACCTACCTCGGAACTCTGCCGCCCTAGGAGCTTCTCAGCTTCTTGGTGCATCCGTACAATCTCTGCAGTGCTCTTCCCTTTGTACTTCTCTGGTATGTCTTCTTCAGGAGGTTGCTGATATACAGGCTCCTGTTGAACGGTGTTTACTTCGTCTTCGTCTTCTTGACGCTCGTCTATGAGTGTTGCCATTATTAAACTCCGTGATCTAAATCATTGTGGAGGTTTATATTATGAAAGGGTTCTTACGAGTTAGCCTTTCTCTCTTGTAATATCTTCTGCTGACGGTTCTTCGCCCACTTCTCGGTTGCACCTAAAAAATCACCGCTAATGGGGTCTAAAGCAGAACGTACAGGAGATATAATCTTTTCAGCCATCTTGTTACAATCTAAGCAAGGTGTGTGTGTTACTCCAGATTTGACAAGTCTTTCATTGACATGTCCATCTTCACATTTAAAATCAAAAAGCAGAGCCATTACGCTTCTACTTCTTCTGGTTCCTCGTTAGCTTGCTCTTCGGCTGCTTTGATTTGAGCTTCTAAGTTGAGGATGTTTGCAATGACTGCCAGTTGCCCTTTACGGAAGTACAGGTCATTACCATCTTTACACGCTTCAACTGAGTTGATAACAGTAGCGTTCTGCATAAGGTCTTGCTGTAGTTGTTTCCAGCCAGTATCCATAAACATAGTGCGGTAGTTATCGTAATACTGCTCAAGTTCTTTATCAATCATACTGTTTCTCCGTTTAGGACAGTTTTTATAAGTTATTGTTATATACTACAGCTCTATTATAACACAAAATGCTATAAAAGTCAAGTAATATTTTTATTATTTACCATTTTTCACGTGAACTCCAGTAAGCTGCTGACATCTTGCCTTTAGCGATGTTAGAACCGTGACGAGCTTTGAAACTAGCGCGTTTCTTCTTCATTGCTTCGCTTTCGCCTGCCTTGGGCTTGCCTGCTGTACTAGCGCCTTGCTCACCAAATCTGATTGTCTTAACTTGGTCGCCTACCTTGGCTACAACAACATGGCTTTTCTTTGGGTGGCTAGGTGTACGCTTAGGTTTGTTATAACCGCTTACGCCTGCTCTAGCTAACCGTGGGTCTTTCTTGTCTGTTGGCATATCTATCTCTCTATAAGGTGCTTAAACAGCTACACTAAGCGGCAAAACACCACCTAGAGTAACCAAAACAGTATCTTATGCTAGTCTTGCTTGGCCTTTGGTTTCTTAACAACAACCTCTTGCTTTTCCTTGGCCTCTAGTGCAGCTAATCGCTTTAACACCTCCTCAAAGCTGGCATTAACCTGCACTACAACGTCTTGTAACTCTCTGCGTGTAATCATTGTGGCATTAGTCCTTGTGGTTGTGGCGCTGCTGGGGCTTTAGCACCCTCTTTGACAGCAATCTCACGCTCTTTAAGCAGCTGCTCAGACACTTTCAGACGGCGTTCGAACTCTTTGTCGTCCTGTGTACCCGCTTGTAGGTTAGTAGTGACTGCTTTCATGCGTTGAATCTCTAGTTCCTGTGGAATTGCCTGAGCTTCCATAGTAATCTTCTGCGCTCTAGCTTGAGATTCTGTAGCTTGTCCGTTAAGTGCAGCAGTTTGTGACGCTTGGAAGGCCAACTGAGCCTGTTGTGCTGCCTGTTGTGCCTGCTGTGCTTCTGGATTAGGCTCGTTAGCTTGCTTCAGAGACGCAATAAGCTCTTCACGGTTAGCAAGATTCATGTTATCAATGATAGATTGAATCAATTGTGGGTACATAGGCGTGTCTGGAGACATTGTTTGCAGCAATTGCACCAACTGAGTTACTTCGTATTCACGAGCAATGATACCTAGTGAGCTACTAACTTCAAACTTGTAGTCAGCAACAGGGTACATCTCAGGTTGGAACTGCATATAGCGATAGGCAGCCTTAGACACCAGAGGAATGATAAAAGATTCTTGGAAATTGATCAATGTACGCTTGTGACGCTTGATGATAGCGCCTAAGCTCATAGAAACACCCGCTGCCGTGGCTTCTCCGTTAATAGACCCTGAGATACCAGCACTGTCTATAGCGCCTGTAGCGGTCTGTACCATGCGTTGTAGGGCATCTGCTTGTGCGAAGGTAATTTGATTAACATTACCAAAGTTAAACGGCTGTAGCACTTCTGCTGGATTGCCGTTTGTCAAGATAATTTTTCCGGGCCTAATCTCTGGTTTGGAGCCTCTAGGCATACGAGAAGCGTCCATAGCAATCATTGGGTGGATAGTGAGTGCTAGAGCGTCGATACGAGCGCGTAGTTCAGCGTCTAACGCCTTTTGAGAGTTATAACCCTTCTCACATACACCACGACCCCAGAAGCGACTAGGAACAATATCCCAAGGGAATGCAATGACTGGGCGATCCTGCATCATGTA